ATACTCGACTCTCACAGCACCATCGTCCACGTCCTCTGTGACCCGGACAACGGAACCATCGTCGAGTGTTTTCTGGTGAATAGATTGTCTCTCACCTGTTGCAAATCTTTTAGTAACATCATCACCCTCGATGATGACCTTGTTGACCAACTGATCAAACCATTCTGGTTTGCCAGGCACATTATCTGTTTTGATTATCGGGACTTTCTTGACACCTGTAGCTAGTTTTAATGGTTTAACAATCTTACCAATAATAGGTATGGACATAACACCACCTAATATCTTTAAGAAAGTTCTTCTGGTCATGCCATCTTTAAAACCGATACGACCACCGTCAGCGTTTAGATCTCTTTTCTTTTTACCACCAGTCTCCATATTTTTTAATACGTTCTCTAGTTGTAAGAGTCCCTCTTCTGTTATTTTTGGTGTTTTTTCCATCTTCGTCATATCCATTGCAAGCGTAGCCATTCGGTCAGCAGCTTTTTCAGCATCTGCTTCTGACATATTTAAATCTTTCATAAAATTATTTTTAATTTCGTTTCTGTATGCTAAAATTTTATCATCTGCACCTTTCATTCTTTTACCTCTCTCTAACATATCTTTAACTATTTCAACTCTGTCTTTAGCCATTCCAGTCTGATAATCTTTAACTCTATCGGTTGCCATGATACCCTCTTTAGGAATCACTTTACCTTTCGCATCTTCTAACATTTTGTTAAATGCTTTTGGATTACTTATTTTTAAAATGTCTGAAGGATTTTTAATTACGTCACTTTTTTTACCAAAAAAATTTAATAGCTCTCTTAATAGTCCAAGACCTCTTGGATTTGCACTACCCATAAAAAACCCTGCACGTCCGCCTTGTGCTAGGTCATCTCTCATTTTCATAAGCGCATCAAACGCTTCACCATAAATATCTGCTCTTTGTTTAGTATCCATATCATAATAATCTAAACCTCTTTTGTTTGCTATCTCTTCTGCAACGATTTCTGCATTATATTTATTATCCCCTTTTACAAATCCCGGTGATACATTGTCGATTGCCTCCTCGATCATTTTTTGATTTTTTATTCTAGCAATGCCCTCTTTGTTTTCTTTGCTCAATCTTTCTGCGATCTCTGCCTCTGTCTCTGCCTGCTTGCCTCCCATGATCTTGGATCGTGGATCTATCTCTTGACCCTCTAGGTCAAATACTTTTGCTGATTTTGCAGTTGTGATTCCTTCCTGAACCTTTGGTCTATCGTCTATCATATTGAGAGCGTTCTCAACCTGATTGGCATTTTTTAGTGAGTTTGGATCAATACCATTACGCATCAATCTCTCCATCGTCATCGCCACGTTAAAATCAACGATATCTTTTTTTGGCATTGTCCGAACGATTCCGGTCTGATCCTTCATCATAGTTTTCAATACCCATTGTAGAACTGCCTTCATTAATAATAATTCCTTTTACGTTGCTCGAC